CTGGGCGCTCTTCGACCCCCAATCCTTATAGAAGATCTCAACGCCGTCCTTGGTAGTGACTGTGCTCATCTTTTTGCTCCGTGTTGGTTGGATATTGCAGGCGGAAGTCTGCGCCGTCGCCGGCGCAATTGGGCAAGGTCACGGGCGCGGGTGAAATCGCGCCGGGTGCTGATGTGTTTATCTAATCCGGGTTTCTACCGAATTGATATGACAGATTTCCATAAGTGAGAGCGCAGATAAGTAAAGCTGCGGAGGTCACAGCGTGCAAGTTCCTGGGGTGAAGTTTTTTATGCCGAGCGCACGCCTCGCCCTGGATGAGGCTTCGGGGCGTGAGGCCCTCCTGAGTAGGCACGGTATCTTCACAAACCACTGTACGCATTTCATGGCCACAACCATCCACGCACTAAGGTCAGGTCAACCACGGGGTTGATCGACCATGACATCCATTATTTCCATCTGCAATCTGGCGCTTGCTTCCATCGGCAAAGACAGCATCAATGCGTTGACCGAGCCGACGGTGGAGGCGCGGGCATGCAATCGGTTCTTTGCGCCGGCGCGCGATGCGCTGCTGCAGGCCTATCCCTGGCGTTTTGCCGGGAGGACGCGTTCGCTTGCGGCGATCGAGAACGATCGGCCGGGGGAGTGGGCCTATGCCTATGACCGGCCGGTCGACTGCCTGGCGGTGAGGGGCGTTCGCTCCGCACTTGACGTGACGGGTGACGCTTCGGCGGCGGGTGGTGTCTTTTCCGGTGGGGCGACTTCCACGGCGACCGGGCATGCCTATGACGCCGAGGGCGGTGTGATCTATTGCAATGTTTCGCCCGCCTATCTGAATTTCACCGAACGGCTGACCGACCCGACAAAATATTCGCCGCTGTTCATCGACGCGCTTGCCTGGCATCTGGCGGTGCGGCTCGCCATGCCGTTGACGCGCGATGCGCAGGTGCGCGCCGATGCATTCCAGCTGGCCACGAGCACGCAGGCGCTCGCCCAGACGGCGGATGCCAACGAGGTTTGGGGCGGCGCCGACGATCGGGACGGACTGACGGGAGGGCGGGGCAATGGCTGATTTGCGCGCCTACCAGCCGTCCTTCGGGGGAGGGGAACTCTCGCCGGCGCTCTGGGCGCGCGTCGACCAGGGCAAATATGCCATCGGCTTGAAGACGGCGCTGAACCTCTTCATCAATCCGCATGGCGGTGCATCGAACCGCGCCGGTCTCGCCTTCATCCGCGAGGTCAAGGCGAGCGCCAACAAGGCGCGGTTGATCCCCTTCCAGTTCAACACCGAGCAATCCTACGTGCTGGAATTCGGCCATCTTTACTTTCGGGTCTTCCGCGATGGCGGGCTCGTTCTAACAGGTGCCACACCTTACGAGGTGACAACGCCCTATGTGCATACGGCGCTCGACGAGCTGGTGTTCGTGCAGGAGGCGGATGTCATGTATATCTGCCATCCCGACTATCCCGTGCGCAAACTGGCGCGCCATGCCGACAACAACTGGACGCTCACCGTCGTCACCTTCGCACCGAAAATTGCGGCACCGACAGGTGTTGCTGCCGTCCCGCTCGGCGGATCGGGAGGCACGACAAACGGCTATTGCGTTTCGGCCATCGACAATGAGAGCGGCGAGGAAAGCCTTCCTTCGACGGCTGTTTTCGTCAACAATGACCTGACGGTGAGCGGTCGCAAAAACCGCATCACCTGGGCTGCGGTGGCGGGCGCCTCGCGCTATATCGTCTATAAGAGCGACAACGGCGTCTATGGCTATATCGGCGGCACGGCCGGACTGTTGTTCGACGACGACAATATCGCGGCCGATCTTGCCGATACGCCGCAGACGGCGCGCAACCCCTTCAACAGTGTCGGTAACTATCCGCGCTGCGCGACCTTCATCGAGCAGCGGCTCGCCTTCGCCTCGACCAAGAATGATCCGCAGGCTGTGTGGCTGTCGCAATCGGCTAACTACGAGAATTTCGGCTATTCCTCGCCCTCCAAGGCGAGCGACGCTGTGACCTTCCGCATCCGTGCCCGGCAGGTGAACGAGATCCGCTCGATGCTGGCGCTGCGCGGGCTGATGCTTCTGACATCGGGCGCCGAGTGGATCGTCAGCGGCGGCTTGCAATCCGACGCGATTTCTCCCTCGTCGATCAAGATCGACAATCAGGGCTATCGAGGCGCGGCGCGGGTGCAGCCGATCGTCGTCGGCAACACGGTGCTGTTTGCCCAAGAGCGCGGCGGCGTCGTGCGCGACTTCAGCTACGTCTATACCGAGGACGGCTTCGTCGGCAAAGACCTCACCATCCTTGCCCGCCACCTCTTCGAGAACCGGCGCGTCAAGGCCTGGGCCTATGCGCAGGCGCCCTATTCGATCGCCTGGGTGGTGCTCGACAACGGCGCGCTCGTTTCGCTCACCTATCTCAAGGAGCACAATGTCTGGGCCTGGACGCGCCATGAAAGCGGAGCTGACAACGACGCCGTTTTCGAGGACGTAACCGTGATTGCCGAGGGCAATGAGGACGTGCCTTACTTTCTCGTCAAACGCACGATCGGCGGCCAGCCGCGGCGATATATCGAGCGGCTGCACAGCCGCGTCTTCCAATCGGTCAACGACGCCTTCTTCGTCGATTGCGGCCTGACCTACAGCGGGGCGCCGGCGACCATGATCGGCGGGCTTTCGCATCTCGAGGGCCAAAAGGTGGTGGCCCTTGCCGACGGCAATGTCGTGCGCAACCTCACGGTAACAGGCGGGGCGGTGACGCTCGAGGTCGCTGCTTCCAAGGTGCATGTCGGCCTGCCCGTGGTGGCGGCGCTGCAGACGCTCGATATCGATCTCGGCAATGTCGGCGGGCTCGGCACCGTGCAGGGGCGGCAGAAATCGGTGAGCAATGTGACGCTGAGGGTCGAGCAGACGCGCGGCATCTTCATCGGCCCCCGCGATGGGGCGCGTGGCGACGAGCATCTCGTCGAATACAAGCAGCGCTCGACGGAAGATTGGGGCGATCCGATCGAGCCCATCACCGGCGACATTTCGCTGACGCCGCAATGGGACTGGGACACCGGCGGCAATATGTGGATCAAGCAGTTCGATCCGCTGCCGATGACCATTCTCGCCATCATGCCGGATATCACCCTTGGCCGCTGAGATCCGCGTTCTGCCCGTCCGCGCGCTTGACGTGCGCGAGGTCGCCCGGCGCATGCGCCAGGCCGACCGCGACGAGGTGTGGAAGGCATCCGGCATGAGCCCGGTTCGGGCGCTCAGCTATTCGCTGCGCAAGTCCTCGGCCGCTTGGACTGTCTTCATCGATGGGCGGGCCGAGGTGATCTTCGGCGTCGGCGCCATCAACATCCTTGCCGGCGTCGGCGCGCCCTGGCTGCTCGGAACCGACGCCATCGAACGCCATGCGGCCGGCTTTCTCCGGGGCTCGATCGAGTGGAGGGACCAACTGTTGCGGCACTATCCCATTCTGAGAAACCTCGTCGATGCCGACAACCGCGTCTCGCTGCGCTGGCTGCGTTGGCTGGGGTTTTCGATTTTCGATCCTGTCAGCCTGCGCGGTCATGAATTCCGCCCATTCGAATTGAGGTGCTTCGATGTGTGATATCGGTCTTGCCCTGGCGCTCGGCTCGACACTGGTCAGCGCTGCCGGCTCCGTGCAGCAGGGGCAGGCTGCGAAAGCGGCCGGCAAATACAATCAGCAGGTCGCCGAAATGAATGCCGAACTCTCCGAGCGCCGCGCGCAGGATGCGCTGGAGCGGGGCCAGCAGGAGGAACAGCGCAAGCGTCAGGAAGTGGCGAGGATCCAGGGAGCGCAGACCGCCGCAATGGCGGCGAACGGCCTCGACATCACCTTCGGCTCGCCGCTCGACACGCTTGTCGATACCGCAACGCTTGGTGAGCTCGATGCACTGACGATCCGCACCAATGCCTATCGCGAGGCCTATGACCACCGAGTCGACGCCGTCAACCAGCGGGCCGGCGGCACGCTGGAGCGAGCGAAGGGAGATGCGGCCGCAAAGGGCGGATATCTGGCGGCGGCGGGCACGATCCTGACCGGGGCGGGCAAGTACTATGAGGGGCTCAACAGCAAGCCCAAGACAGCCACGACACCAACGACAGCCAAGACGAAGTGAGGGCGAGCCATGGTCACCGTTCCCGAATACCAGGCCAGCATCGCGACGCGGCCGATTTTTCAAAGCAAGCTTGACGTCAAGGCCGACGCCGACAACTTCGGCGCGGCCGTCGGCAGGGGCATGGGGGATCTGGCGAAGGGTATCGAAGCTCTGGGGACATCGATCTCCAACGTCAAGAAGCAGCGCCAGGACGCTCAGCAGACGGCGAACGGCGGCGCTGCCGAACAGAAGGCAGTCGATCCCATGGCGCTCGACAACGTCATGCGCGCCAAGGACCGCGAGAACCAGCTTGCGGCCTGGGATCGCGCCGCCCGATATGGCGAGGGCGGCTTCATGACGCTGACCGGGCGGGCGGCGGTGGATGGCCGCGCCGACTACGAGCGGCGGCTCATGGAAAAGCGTAGGGAATTCGGCGCCGGCCTTTCGGGCGAGGCGGCCGCGCTTTATGGCCGGGCCGCCGACGCCAGGATCAATGCCTCGCTGCAAAGCGCCGTCGTCTATTCCGGCCAGCAGCGCAAGGTCTGGTTTCAGGAGAATGCCGCCCAGCGCGTCGACAGCTTCGCAAGGGATGCGGTGGTGAATTTCACCAGACCCGATCTGGTGACGAAAAACGTCGCGGCCGGTCTGCTGGAACTCCAGGAGCAGGGGCGGCTGGAGGGCTGGAGCGGCGATACGATGATGGCGCGCGGCAGCGCGTTCGTCTCCGGCGTTCATAGGGACATCACGCTTCGGCTGGCCCAAGACGACCCGATCGCCGCCGACCGCTACCAGAA